ATTATGTCAAGGAAAGAAAGAAAATATCATTTCATATATAAAACTGTTTGTTTAATTACAAATAAGTTTTATATTGGAATGCATTCTACCAGTAATTTAGATGATGGTTATTTAGGTAGTGGAAAATATTTATGGCACTCCATAAATAAACACGGAAAGGAAAACCATAAATTAACAATATTAGAATATCTAGATGATAGAAAATCTCTTGGACAAAGAGAAAAAGAAATCGTTAATGAATCTTTTTTAGAAAATCCAATGTGTATGAATTTAAAAATTGGTGGTGAAGGTGGTGGAAAATTTTATTCAGAAGAGCATCAATTAAAATGTTCTAAAGCTGGTGGTCGAAAAGTTTTTCAGTTATTAGCAAAAAGACATTGTGATAAATTAAAAAATGATCCTGTATATAAAAAGAAATATTCTGAGACTTTAAGTAAAGCTCATTCTGGAAAAGGAAATGGTTTTTACGGTAAAAAACATTCTGAAGAAACTAAAGAAAAAATGAAACTTTCTCATAAGGGTACACATATTGGTAAACTTAATTCTCAATATGGTAAATGTTGGATCTATAACATAGAAGAAAAACAATCGATTAGAATTAAAAAAGAAGAATTAAATTCTTTTTTGAAAAAAGGTTGGTTGAAAGGAAGAAAAATGAAATTTTAATAGAAGCCTGGGTAGCTCAGAGGCAGAGCAACGGACTGTACACTAGACATGGAGTCTAAGTTAAAAAAATCCAGGATAAAGTTCTTACGAAAGAAATATTGAGTTCGTAACTCTCTTTATCCTCTAATCCGTAGGTCGAGATATCGTAATTCTCTCCAGGCGCAATTTGGATACTAATAAGTTATTACAGAACAATAATTAGCTCAGTTGGTAGAGCATTTGTATTTTAAACAAAGGGTCGCGGGTTCAACTCTCGCAATATTAATTCATATAACTTATAACCTAATCCTTTTTATTTAAAGGGCCCGTAGCATAGTTGGTTAATGCAGATCCCTCATAAGGATAAGATCACTGGTTCGAGTCCAGTCGGGCCCACAACAAATTAAATTATGTATACAATTGAATTAATAGAAAAAGATAAATTATTGTCTAATATGGATAATTATAAAATCGGAGGTGAAAATAAATATCAATATTATTATGAATCAAATGTAATTCCTTCAATTGGAGATCAGGTTGATATAGGCACTTATGCTAAATTTATAGTAACTGGTAAAAGATTTCAAACAGAAGGTCATAATAATCAGGTATTTTTAGATGGAATATTTACATATTATGATGATATTGAATAATTTTTAAAAATATGGGCTAGTAGCTTAGTTGGCTAAAGCACCTGACCTGCAATCAGGAGATCGTGAGTTCAACCCTCATCTGGTCCACTCGAGTCTTTTTGAGAATGATTTATCAATAGGTTCTGCACAATATAAAATGGAACGATTAGAAGAAGTTGTTGCAGTAGTAGAAATTAAATAGAAAAATATATGGGAGGATAATTAAATTTATCAAAATGACTAAAACATTATCTCTTACGAGAACTTAAGAGTTATTACAGTATAATAACAGGTACACCGTTTGTGTTGAAAACAAATTCTGTTGGTTCGAATCCAACTCCTCCCACTAAATTAACCTAAAACTAAGCATATGATGCGAAGAGGAAATAGAACGATCAAAGTTAATAAAGAACAATTGATCAAACAAATTAAAGAAAATAAAGAACTTCATATAAAAGAATTTGAAGAAGCAAAGATTCTTTATAAAGAAGAGGCTTTGAAACAATTAATGAATCTTAAAAGCAAAGTAGTAGCTAATCATTTAGGTATTCATTTGGATTTAATTACACCAGTTGACAATTCTGATAATTATGATAAAATTATACAGATGTTCGAATGGGAAGTTGAAAAAGAAGTAGAATTAGAACAAAATGAATTTACTGAATATGTTCAAGATGAAACAGATTTTGCAGTTACTGCAAAAATGTCGAATTCTGCATATATGGTTAAAGGATTTTAAATAAAGATATATTGCGGGGTGTAAGAAGTTGGTATCTTGCGGGGCTCATAACCCCGTCCGAAAGGCTCGGGGGTTCGAGTCCCTCTCCCGCAACTCTCAAATAATAGTTTTCAAGTGTATGTAAAATGGAAAGATTTTGATGTTTCCTACTATTATTTAAAAAATATATTGCGAGGTGTCAGAAGTTGGCCATCTGGTCGGGCTCATAACCCGATGCCCTAGTGCCTCGGAGGTTCGAATCCTCCTCTCGCTACCACGGTCCTTTTTGTACCTTGTTACATGATATATAAAATAAAATATATCATGCCAAGGAAACAAAAAAGACTTCATTTCATATATAAAACTGTTTGTTTAATTACAAATAAGTTTTATTATGGAATGCATTCAACAAATGATTTAGAAGATGGTTATTTAGGTAGTGGAAAAGTATTAAGATATTCCATTAATAAATATAGTAAGAAGAATCATAAATTGGAAATATTAGAGTATTTAGATTCTAGAGAACTTTTAAAAGAAAGAGAAAAAGAATTAATTACAGAGGATATGTTAAAAGATCCAATGTGTATGAATCTTGGACTAGGTGGCGTAGGTGGATTACAGAATGTAGAACATGCTGAAAAATTTCATAAAGCCGGTGGTAAAAAAGTTTTTCAATTATTAAGTAAAAGACATTCTGATAAATTAAAAACTGATAAAGAATATAAGAAAAAATATTCTGAATCAATGAGTAAAGCAACTGCTGGAGATAAGAATGGTTTTTATGGAAAAACTCATTCTGATGAAACTAAAGAAAAAATGAAAAAATCGACAGTAGGTAAGCATATTGGAAAACTTAATTCTCAGTATGGAACCTGTTGGATTAACAATAAAGAAAAAGTAATAAAAATTAAAAAAGAAGAATTGGATTCTTATTTAAACAAAGGTTGGTTTAAAGGAAGAAAAATTTAAAAAATATATCGCGCAGTAGAGCAGTTGGCCAGCTCACCAGACTCATAATCTGGAGGTCTCAGGTTCGAATCCTGATTGCGCTACTAAAAGAATACTAAACAATTATTACAGTAATTATTAGGATATAAAAACAACAAATGATTGTTAAATTAATTCTTTTTAAATGGTGAGGTAACTCAGTTGGTAGAGTGTTTGTGTGAAGTACAAATGGTCGCCGGTTCGAATCCGGCTCTCACCACTACACATTTAAATAAATCTCGGCTGTGTTGTGTAATGGCTAACATACTAGACTGTCACTCTTTTAAAACAGGGTTTCGAATCCCCTTGGGCCGGCAAATAAAATTACGAAGTAGCTCAGTTGGCTAGAGCGTCTGATTCATGCTCAGAAGGCCGCGAGTTCAAATCTCGCTTTCGTAACTCCGGAATATTACTAGGTAGCTCAGTTGGTTAGAGCAGAGGTCTCGAAAGTGTAAATGAACCTTATGCATTGGTTCAAGTCCAGTTCTAGTAACAAATTTTAAAACAAAGTAATATGACAAATTTTTTATCAGGGGATGTAATTTATCCCATCAAAAAATCGAATGCTTATAATATGACTCAATTGAAAAAAGTCGTTAAAGCAGAAGTTGTAGAACTTAAGGCTAACGGTAAAATTGCAATTGTACGATTAATAAGTATTAATGATTTTATCCATCCAAACAAAGATGGCAGTCCAATTAATTCCATGTTAGCTAATATGTTTTCAATGGATACATCTAAAAATTTAGGTGAAGGAATGGAGATAGAAATCTATACTAAAGATTTTTATAAAAGAAAAGAATCTTGTGTATCTGAACATTCCAAATATGGATTATTCTTTTATTTAAGAGTATTACAAAATTCAATTTAACGTTTAATTTAAAAATAAAAATCATGGGAAAAAAAGTTGATTTAATGGGTCAATGGACAAAGTCTACTGACGAATTGAAAAATGAAGGTTTAACATTAGCCTTAGAAGAATTAAGAAATAATGGTGATGCATATATTTCTGACAAGAAAAATGCTTGGAATAGATCAAAAACTGCATTAAAAAGTGCTCAAATGACATCAGCTAAAACTGGTAATTTTGCAGCAATTGTAGATGCTGAAATTAAAGTTGAGCTTGCAGAGGCTGAATATGATAAAGCAACTGCTGTGTATAATAAATATTTCGAAGACGAGGAGTAATCCTTTTCTTTAGCATGACAAAGTAAGAGTTATTAAGGTAACTCTTTTTTATGCGCTTATGGTGTAATGAATGCACAGGACTCTTCTAAAGTTCT